TACGAAAACAAAAATTCCTTTTCGCCGGGGTTTAATCACGATGTAGTAAAAGAGTCGATGACGAATGGTTTATTGTCTGGTATGACCGAAATTGCTAACTGGGCCCAAGATGAATATGAAAATGTTTCTGTGAAATTTGTCTGTGGTCATCATTTGGGCGACATTACCTTTGAACAAAAAATAAATATCACATCGGATCAGTCAATGCACATTGTGTTTCCACACCAGTTTAATAACAATCCTATCGATGTGGCAGTAACCGCCACTGTTCGAAATGTTCATGGTAAATTTAACGGATTTCGGTTTGACTCCGCAATCACAGCGGCTGCCATGGTGCAAAACCCTGTGAAATCGACTACAACAAACACAGCGGCGCGTGGTGATGTCTCATTGGGTTCGACAGGTTCGACAGTTACCGATGTTGCCACGCCGGCGTCTAGTGCATATTGATTAACGAGTGATGTGTTAAAAGAAACTTAACGAAAGGAGGTATTTGTGGAAAAAATAATGAAACTAAAAGAATGGGTGCTCAACAGGAAAGACGAAAGAACTTCGTGGGACGGCGCACTATTGATTATTTTTGGAATTCTAATTTTATTGGGATCGCCATTTGTAAAACTTGCGGCATGGGTTTCTATCCTGTACGGCGGTTGGACAATTTGGAAATCTGAATAAAAGGTATTGACAAAAATTGCGCTGTAGCGTATAATGATAATATATACGTTACAGCGTAAACCGAAGGAGTGAATATGCTAAAACTAAAAAGTTCAAAAGAATTCTGTACAGATGTTGAAAATACCGTTTCCGTCATGAGAATGTCGTATATCGAATCTATTACTCATCTGTGCGAAGAGAATAATTTGGAGATTGAAAATGTAACACCTTTATTAAGTTCTTTCATAAAGGAAAAAATTAAATATGAAGCGGAGGGCCTCAATTTAGTTCGTAAATCAACTGAAAAATTGCCCCTATGATTTATATGTCTAGTAAGAAAATCAATGACTTTGAGGCGTTTAAAATTTATCTTGGAATGAGAAATCATTTCAGTAAGGAATATGATTATACGAAATACAAAGGCGGTTCGAAAGTAAGGATAGAAGCATATCATAATCGTAAAGATAAGAGAACATTCGAAGAGCTCTCTAAACGATATGATAAGAAATCTTTAGAAGAATTTTTGTTGTCGGTATTTTTAAATGTGACTGAAAGTGGAAATCTTGCAGTTTCCAGAAACGAATTTATGTGGACCAAAAATCTCTTAGATAAAGAGACGCAGGAAATATATAAAAGTTGGAAGAAAAGACTGCATAGTATAAAATATCTATTCGCTAATGATTGTGACAAATTGTTTGCGGCTGGGACCGAGAAAGAGATAGAGTTTAATGATATTTTTAAATCTGTATCCGGCGATTATCCGCTGATAGTTCAGATGGAAAAGAACGGAGAAATTTGTTTCGAGACTTTGGTTATATATGATATGATTTTTAATTTTGTTGACAAGGTTAGAATCAATGACACGACTTACTGGCCAGTCTATACTAAGAAGATAAAAGACTATTCATCGTTTCTGACGGTGGATGTTGAATATTATGTTGGGGTCGTTAAGTCCCTTTTGATTGAGGATTATTATGATAATTATGGCAAGTTTATTTGATTTGCTTATTGACACACACGCCGATATAGTGTATACTGAAAAAACAAGATATAAAAAACATACAAACATACAACGCATATAAGGAGGACAATATGTCTTTTGCAGCACTTAAAAAGAATCGCAACAACTTCACCCGTCTGGCTGAAGAGTTGGAGAAAACACAATCCCCACAATCTAATTCATCATCACAAGATGATCGTATGTGGAAACCCACTATCGACAAAACTGGCAACAGTTATGCGGTTATTCGGTTTCTGCCTCCAACAGAGGGTGAAGATTTGCCGTGGGTCCGTGTTTTCAATCACGGTTTCAAAGGCCCAGGCGGTTGGTTAATTGATAACTGCCCAACCACTATTGGCAAACCATGTCCGGTTTGTGAAAGTAATGGTGAACTGTGGGGTACTGGTTCGCAAGATAATCAGAATCTCGCTCGGGATCGTAAACGTAAATTGAAATATATTTCAAACATTTATGTTGTTAAAGATCCCGCAAATCCAGACAACGATGGAAAAGTATTCCTTTATTCGTTTGGTAAAAAAATCTTCGATAAACTGAACGATATTATGCGTCCACAGTTTGAAGATGAGGAGCCAATCAATCCATTTGATTTCTGGAATGGTGCAAACTTCAAACTGAAGTATCGTACTGTTGATGGTTATGGTAATTATGACAAATCTGAATTTGATAGCACAAGTGCCCTATCAGACGATGATGCGAAACTTGAGTCTATCTATGGACAACAACACTCCCTCGAAGAGTTTGTTAATCCTACTAACTTTAAAACGTATGAGCAAATCAAGGAACGGCTTGATCGTGTTTTAGGTGTAACCGCCCCATCTACTAATGCAGACTATGACGTGCGCGAAGCACCGCCCGCAGCGCCACCTGCATTTAGTAAACCTTCCTTTAAGGAAAGTCCTACACCAGAGCCAGTGGCATCTGATGATGACGAAGACGATCTGTCATACTTTTCGCGGTTAGCAGAAGAAACGTAAGACTTGGGTCAATCGTTTCAAAATATGAAACGTAAAATGAAACGAAGGACGCCCCATAGGGCGTCCTTTTCCAATTCTACCACTGAGTTATGCAAAAAACGCATACCGACATTGACAGGTAAACAGGGTGTTTTTTAGACATTTCTCACTAAATAAAAATGTAATACACACACATATTCGGAAGGAAAACGTATGTTGCAAGTAACAATCGACCTATATCGGGAATGGTCATCCCGCGCCGCAGCCAGAAAGGCTCGCAGAGACACAATTAACGAACTCAACAAACTGACTGCACATGATCTACAAGACATTGGTATCACCAGAGGCGATATCAGACGTTTGGGTCAAGAAGGTCATGACATGGTTTTGTTGGACATGGCCCGCAAGACACAATTCGGCGCATCGCCTGTTCGTCATCCCGATCATAATACCAATTTGAGAGGTTGGGTCTAATCGCCGCTAATTTCTTATACGGACAGATTGATACTGTGTCGGTTGGTGCGGTTGTCAAGGGCATGTGGACAAAATTTGAAAAATTCTTTACAGTTATTGGATACTCAAGGGCAGCTGCCGAATTGTCTCGCAATGGTTATCACGTCGAGGCAAAGAAACTGATGATGGAATTATCAGAATTTAAAAATAGTTAAAATGCCATTCCCATCCCCAGACCTATTCTCGCTCTTGTGGCAGTTAAGTCTGGATTTCTTATTGCGATTGGGGGTGCCAACCGATTTACACTATTATTAGTTGTAGTTACGGAAGTAGTAGTTTTATTCCCACTAGCAACAACATTTGTCGAATTGCCCCCTGCATTTTTATCAAGTGCACTAGTCTTTAGTGTTTCGTTTGCTGCCAAATTCTTATCTATTTTAGTATTGCTAGATGTCACTGATATCTTTCCTAAATCATAAGCTGATTGTATATCTGATGATATTTGATTTCCCATAGATACTTTAGCATCTACAGCACCCATTTGCATTGGTGTCAGTGGTACATCTGGACCCATAAATGCAGAACCAGCGATTCTTATTCCAGTATCAACACCTTTAGATATTGCAGACACATCTTTATTACCACTACTTATAGATTTTGTGATACTTCCTTCGGTGCCACTTTCTGATTTTTCTGGAATTTTTGGAGAACCATCTTCATTATGAGATTCACCATACATATCATCCCATTCCTTTTGTTTTCTTTTTAATATGTTTCCGCTTCTATCCATAGGCCACATTGTTGGTCTTGGTGGTTGATTTTCCGGCATTTTTGGAGTTATTTCTTCTGGTGATATGTTTAATCTATCATGTTCCTCTTGTAATTTTTTAATATCGGCTTTGTCTTTGCGTATGCCACCGGCCTCTTTTCCCCAATAAACATTTTCACCACCTTCAGATCTCATAATTGCATCTTTCTTTTCTGCAATCAGATCCTTTAATTCTTTTTTCTATCTGCATTAATTTGTAATTGATCGTTTATGGTTTCAGCATCTGCACTAAATCCAGCAAGTTCTGCTGTTTCCTTTCCCAAAAACTCTCCAGCAAAATATCCCAATCCGCCGCCGACCAGACCCCCCAATACGCTTGACAGCCCGAAAGTAAAGGGTGCCAAGGGAGCTCCAATCATTGCTCCTGTTGTCGCCCCTGCCATCGCGCCACCCATTCCACCAGCAATTCCTGACACAGCATTTACTTTCTGATCACCTGTCTTGGCGTCATCTGTCAATACAGATGCAGTTTCAAGTGCACCTACTGCCAGTGTTAGTGGTAAGGCTGTTTTGGACAACAAACGTCCAGTAGTTTTCAATCCTTTCATAACAGTACTAGTACCTTTTGTCACTAGAGATGTTGGTGCTGCATCGGGTATCAGTTTTGTAAATCTGCCATTCGGACCTCTTCCAACAGTAGCACTTCTTATCGGATCAGGAACAACGGGTGGTGCAGTTACCGATTGAAATGGCATTTTACTTACTATTGCAGTTTTAGTTCTTGAAAGTAAACTTGGTTTATTCGGCGCAATTTGCGGTGCTGGTCTGCCAGCAACTACAGGATCAGGAGATGTTGGTTTTGTCGCGCCTGTAGATGAAGCGACATCTGATACTACGTCTGCAACGGTAACTGCTGCTCCAAGCGCAACGGCTCCCTTGATTAGAGTTCCCACTTTTGGAATTTTTTGCATAGAACTAAAAAAGCTTTTTAAACGACTTGTCTTTGCAGTCGGTTTATTTGGATTTATGGGTTTTTCTGGGACAGATTTAGCGACCGGCTTGGCCGTCGCAGGGGGAGTATCTACCGCAACTGGTGGGGTTTTTGAAGAGAATAATTTTTTCATCGCCCAACCGCCAACACCCAATGAACCCATAATCCCTGCAAAATCTTTTATGAATTCGCCAGAATCACCGCCTGCAGCACCTGCAGCAACGGCACCACCCACCGCTCTAATTTGAGCTCTACCATTTTCTTCTAATTTTTTGCGGTGTCGTTTGAGTTCTCTTTCATTTTCTATATCAAGTGATGTTGGATCATCTTTGATTAGAGTATCAATTTTATCATTGAGAATTTCTAAGTAATCTGGACTACCATGAAGTCTGCTGTCTATTCTTTCTAGTATTTCATTAGTTGCAATAAGATCATTTTCAGATCCACTCCCACCACTAGAACTGGGGATTTCTGTCTCGCCTCTGGGAGAAGGGCTACTACTACTATCGTCACTATCCAACCCAAATTTTGCCTGAACACTTTCTATATTTTGACGTTCTTCTGATTGCAATTCTGCTTCCTGTTTGGCAGCCTTTGCTCTTGAGATGATTATATCTTTTTCTTGTTGTAGTTGTTCTAATGTTAGTGAGTCTATTTCTGATTGAGTTTTGCCTGACAATTTGGCAACTTTTTCGTTGTCCATCTGGTCCCGCAAAAGTGCATATTCTCTTTCTTCTAGTTCAGCCTCTTGCTCAATTCTGTCTTGTCTTTCCTCTTTTGCTTGCTTCGCAGCCTTTTTATTCTCTCTAAATTGTTGAAATCTATCGCCAACAAAACTGGCTCCGAATGCAAGTAGAGGACTACCGGATAGACTGCCGGCGATTGTACCACCAATACTATCAATACTTTGTTCTACAGTATTAGTTGCCAATTCACCGATAGATTTTTTAAAGGTTACATTTTCTCCAATACTGGCCTGAGAACTTTTCAATACTTGTTCAAGTATTCTTTTCTCTGCTGAGTTTACACCGTCCAGTTTTGCAAGACTTTTCTGCATCTCACTGATTTGTTGTTTTGTTGCCTTGAATTCTTTTAAAGAAGTTCCTTGCTGCATTTCAAATATTTTAGTTATTTCATCCAAACCTTGACGGGCTCCGGAAGATGTCAATTGTTCATTTGCAAGTCTTACTACACTTGCTAATTCTTGTTGATTTTGAC